ACAACCAGCCCTCACAGTAAGCTAGCTCGATTGGAGCGTGAGCACCTGTGGACAATCTTGCGTAAAGACAAAGGTGACGGAACAAAACAATATTTTGGTGTTCCGCCGAAAAAGTGATATAGTTGATTGAAACACGGCTAGGTCGGGAGTTGCTCCCCGACTGAAAAGAGTTACCCCTTCTCCTGCCGCAGTTTCTTCAAAGGGGCTTGAAAAAGCGGGAAATCATGCACTACTATCAGCATCACATTGGTGATTTCATCAAGGACACTTCTTTTCTGACGAACGAAGAAGTTGGCATCTATCTGAAACTTCTGTGGATTTATTACGACACAGAACAGCCACTGCCTAACTCATTGTTTGAACTTTCCATGAAGGTCAATGCTCGTGACCATCAAGACGCATTGTCTGGAATACTTGGGATGTTTTTCAAACTTGAAAACAATGAATGGCATCACACTCGATGCGACAAAGAGATTCGTCATTACCACCAACAGCTAGACACTGCTTCTAAAGCTGGTAAGGCATCAGCGGCTAAACGAGCGTTAAACAAAACTTCAACGCCCGTTGAACGCCCGTTGGATTTGTGTTCAACGGATGTTCAACCAACCAATAACCAACAACCATTAACCAATAACCATAAACCAAAGAGAGAGAACGCAACTGTCGTTGCTCGCCCTATTGATGTTTCAGAACAAGTTTGGCAAGACTGGTTGGCGCTGAGAAAAGCAAAGAAGTCTGCTGTTACACAAACAGTTCTTGATGGTGCAAGAAAAGAGGCTTTCAAACTTGATTGGCCTTTGGAGAAGTTTCTTGCCGAATGGTGTACTCGTGGCAGTCAAGGACTGAAAGCAGAGTGGATTGCCCCAAAACAGACTTTTGCCCAACAAGCTGCTGATGTTGCCCGGACAACAGTACCCGCTAGAAACACTGGCCCTGATCCTGTGCTTCTCCAGATTGCTGAAGACAGAAAGAAGGCTTCTCCACCACCAGCAAATTTGCGTGACCTTGTTGCCAGCATGAAAGGGGCTTTGAAATGATTGATTGGAATCTTGTTTCTTCAATTCTTGAAGACTTACAAAACTTACAAAAAATAAAGCGTCTCAAACTTGATGATGATGAAAAAATCTGTTGGATGATTGAGAATACTTGGCAGCTTGCACAAAAAGCAGAGCGTGAGGCGTGTGCGAAGGTGTGTGATGACATGGAAGATAAATATTGGCGCTCAATAGAATTTGAAATCGAATGGACACCTGTGGACTGCGCCGCCGCCATCCGAGCAAGGGGACAAGAATGAACGAAGACATGAAAAACGCATGGGTTGAGATCACTCGCTCATTTGGTGAGCCTACCCAAGAAGAACTCGATTTGTTCTTGCGGACATGGCAAATGGCGATTCAAGCAGAACGCAAGCGATTAGCCACTGAATGTGCAATGTTGCCTTTTGGAGACACTGCCGCCAGCTTCTCGGTCTGGATTGCTAATGGTGGCAAGCCATGAAACCCACTCGTCAGCAAGCAATACGAGAATTGCTTTTAAAGCACCCTCAAGGGCTTACAAGGCAAGAGATAAGCGATAGCCTGAACATCCATGTTGCCAACATCAAAACAGCGATTAAAGGTATGCCAGATGTATTTGTGGACAGATGGATTCTTGGTGGTCATGGTCAGTACCAAAAGATTTACTGCGCTGTGTATGTCCCTGAAGACTGCCCTCACCCTAAAGACAGGGTTTATCGTCAACCAAAAACTGTGTGGGTGAATGTATGAGTCGCACTTACGCACTGAGAAAACTTTTGGAGCATGGTGGCCTGACCCGCCGGGAGATCATTGAGATCACTGGCTGGAAGGTCAAACAAGTTCACTACACATTGGCTTACTTGGCTCAAATCGAAGCCATCAAGAAAGACGGAAAGAATTGGGTATTAGGGTAACTACTCATGGCTTACAGCAGAAAAGCAATATCTAATCAAGGCGACAGATACATGATTGAACTTGGTGAAGCGCGAGTCTTATTCAGGACTTACGAAGCAACAGGTCAAAAGGTGTTAACGCCTGTTCGCATGGAGTGGTTAGAGCGAGTCTATGGAGCGGGTGCTGTTGTAAGAATTCGTGAGTACATGAAAAAATTGCAAAGTGGTGAACTTGAATGAGATACGCTGCCAGAGTAGACGCTAACCAAGCGCAAATCGTTTCAGCACTGAGAGCCGCTGGCGCTTATGTCTGGATTATTGGCTTACCTGTTGACCTTTTAGTCGGCTACGGAAACCAGACATTCCTTGTTGAGGTCAAAGATGGCCCTAAAAAGCGTTTAACGAAGCTACAGCAAGAGTTTTTTGAAAGTTGGTGTGGTGGTATCGTTTGCCGCATTGATGGCCCTGAAGCGGCTTTACGCATGATTGGGGTTGTTAGATGATCCATTATCACGGTATGCCAATCACTCCAGCAACTGCGGCTGTTACTGCTGTACAAGGTGGTCATGGGTTTGTTTCTTTCCAGCATCCAGATCAGCTAGGTGTTGCCGCTGAAGTCTGCCAATCATTTGCTGTGGATAACGGTGCTTTTAGTGCTTGGAAAAGTGGCAATCCTAGAACTGATTGGTCTGACTTTTACGAATGGGCATTGATGTGCAAGAAAATGCCTAATTGCGACTTTGCCGTGATCCCTGATGTGATTGACGGAACTGAAGACGATAACAATGCGCTTGTCAGGGCTTGGCCTCTAGGTAATTTTTTTGGCGCTCCTGTTTGGCATATGCACGAATCTATAAGTCGGCTTACTTGGTTGGCTCGTACATTTCACAGGGTTTGCATTGGATCATCTGGTCAATTTGCAGAAATTGGCAATTCTTTGTGGTGGGGGCGAATGGCAGAAGCAATGAACGCTGTTTGTCCTGATGGCTATCCAGTTTGCAAGTTACATGGCTTGCGTATGCTTGACCCCGAAGTATTTACAAAGCTACCTTTTGCGTCAGCTGACAGCACAAACATTGGCAGAAACATAGGAATTGATAACAACTGGAAGAACGGAAACTACCCTCCACCAACAAAAGAAGCAAGAGCATTGGTTATGAGGCAACGAATTGAATCTCATAACGCTGCACAAAAATGGATTAAACAACCTATACAGGAAACATTGATATGAAAATCGCAATTGCAATTTACGCACTGGCAATGACTGCCGCAAACTTGTCAATCGCACAATTTGGCCCTTGGGTGTCTCCAATAAACTCTTTTTTGTTTATCGGCTTAGATTTGGCTTTGCGAGACTTCTTGCACACAAAACTAAAGGCTTGGCAAATGGGTGGCCTGATTCTTGGAACTGGTGTTTTGACTTACTTGTTAAACCCGTCTGCCGGGATGATCGCTGTTGCTTCCGCTGTTTCGTTTACAGCCGCATCTGTTATTGATTGGGTTGCTTTTGCAAAGGTCACTGGCTCTTGGTTGAAACGAGCCAACGCAAGTAATATCGCTGGCGCTGCTGTTGATAGTATTGTTTTCCCAACTTTGGCGTTTGGTGTTTTGATGCCTCAAATTGTTGCAATGCAGTTTTTGGCAAAAGTGTTTGGTGGTGCTTTTTGGGCTTTTGCAATTACAAAGGTGAAAAGTGAAGATTACGCTGCATAACGCACAACAAGCGCACACTGTCCTGAAAGATGTTTGGGCCAAGGCCAAGCCTTACTTGCTGGCTGGTAACAAGTTGGTACTGACGATTGAACAAGAATCAAAGAGCCGTGAACAAGAAGAAAAATATCACGCCATCATCAATGACATTGCAAAACAATCCAGCCATTTAGGGGCCAAGTGGAGTTCCGAGGATTGGAAGCGTTTTTTGGTTTGGCAGTTTGCAAAAGAAATAGGGATCAGCACTGGCAAGCTAGTTCCTAGTCTTGATGGCACTGGAATTGTCCAGCTTGGTTTACAAACCCGTAAGTTTAAAAAGCACGAATCAACTCAATTCATTGAGTGGCTTTTGGCTTGGGCGACACAAAACGGAGTAACGATCAATGATGTTCCCCAAGCATAACTACATCCGCAGCAAGAAGCTGCTGGAGAACGCAAGGAAGATTCCTTGTATGCGTTGCGGCGCTGATGACGGGACAGTCGTAGCGGCTCACGCCAATTGGGGTGGCGGAAAGGGTAGAGGCATTAAGGCTGATGACAACTTGATTGCAAGCCTTTGTTATCAATGCCACATGATGATTGACCAAGGCAAAGATTTGACAAAAGAAGAACGAAAAGAAAAATGGCACATTGCTCATGTAAGAACTTACACAAAGCTGAAAGAACTTGGGTTGTGGCCTGATGACATTCCTAAACCCTATTAGGGTTTTTACGGATACACAAGACTAAAAAGCAGCTAGACAATAGAGGCTCATTAACCAAGGAATGATTATGAAAATCTCTCAAGTCACTGGAAACTACACCTACAAGACACTCTTGAATGGTGGTGTTGTCACTGTTGAATTTGAAATTGAAGACACCTCTGATGACTATGGCCCTGACTATCGCGTCAATTGCAATGGCATCTTTTTTGAGGGCGTAGACATTACAGATATTCTTTCCAATGAGCAGTATCAAGAACTGGTTGATGACGCACACGCTGATTGGAGAGAGTGATGCAAATACCTATTGCCATTGTTGTGTGGGCCGTAACGGTTGTGCTTGTTCTTTTATTTGCCCCTAGAACTGACCAAAGACGCATTGACTGCGAACAGGTTGAATTTCATCCTGACTACACCCCAAAGATGAAACAGCAGTGTAGAGATCGGATCAAGGTATGAGAAACGTAAGTGGCTACCTGACAGACGATGGCAGATTCTTTCAAGACAAGAAAGAAGCAGAAGCGCATGAACGACTGCTTGGTGTGAACAAGCTGATTGAGCAGTTTGTCCAAATGAAGTGGGCCAAGGGCGATGACATACAGGAGTCGCTACAGGCTTGGGAACGATACAAATCGGAGATGGCGAAATGACTAAAGACGAAGCATTGGACTTGGCGCTTAAATCTTTGGAGCACATGCTCGAAGACGCTAAGCAAGAGCGTTTGACTGTGGAATATTGGAACGAGTGTGTTGATGCCATCACCGCCATCAAGCAAGCCCGTGCCCTCGACAAAATGGCAGAGAACGCGAGAAAACTTGGACTAACTTACGACCAAAATCAGGAGTAATCATGGAAATTACACAAGAAGCACTTAAAGAATTTCTTTGGTACGACAAAGAAACTGGTGATTTTTATTGGCGCAAAGTATGCACACCCAAAATGAAGTCTTGGGATAAAGCGGGAACCATAAATTCACGTGGATATGTCCGCATCAAAATTTTTCAAAAAATACATCAGGCGCATAGATTGGCTTGGTTGTATGTTTATGGAAATTTGCCTAAACAGCTTGACCACATTAACTGCAATAAAAACGACAACAGAATTGAAAATTTACGCCCAGCAACACATTCAACAAATGGCATGAATAGGGGTGTTCAAGCAAATAACAAGTTGGGTTTTAAGGGTGTAATTTTTCACAAAAGAGATAAAAAATTCATTGCCAATATTCGAGTGCTTGGCAAGCAAAAATGTTTGGGTTATTTCAATACTGCTGAAGAAGCACATTCGGCATACATCAAGGCATCAGGAGAGCTTCATGGACAATTTTCCAGAATCTAAACGTGAGTTGGGGCTGGACTATGAGTCAGCAGAAGTGCTTGGGCACAACGGGTGGGGATTCCCGATTAACGCCGCAGCACCTGTGCAGAAGAAATGCGATTGCGCCGCACACTCAGCAGCCGATTGCGTTTGTGGAGCGTGGGATAAGTCAGCGGTAGCACCTGTGCGAGAGGATTGGGGGCCGGGGCCGCATGAATGTCACAGTTTGACCGCAGCACAGCGGCAATGGGTTGGGCTGACGGATGAGGAAATACAAGCGGAGTGGTTGCTTACACCACAGCACGATAAAGCAGAAGGCATCTGGTTTGGTCGCAGACTTGAAGCCAAATTAAAGGCTAAAAATGGTTAGACCAGATAGCCCCTGCATAGCAGTCTGCACCACCCTTTATGACGAAGTTTGCAAGGGCTGTGGACGCACCTACATGGAGGTGGCTTTGTGGAACTCTATGTCAGAGATTGAGAAAGAAGAAATCTGGCAACGGATTGACAAAGAAGCCACTTCATGGCGATACAACACATATAAAGACAGAGTGAAATGAGAAAGAAAAGCAGATATAAACCCAAGGGAATCCGTCTGGACGCTGTTAATTGGGTGATAGCAGGGATGAAACCAATATCCAGTGTTGGTGACGCTATCCTCGTTCTGAAGGCCAAGAATCATTCGGCACTGACAGAGGTTGTCCAAGGCCGTGGAAATCGTGACCAGATAGATGTGCTGATCGGCGCACTCAATATCTGTGAGGCTTTTGCTGTTCACGGGAAAGGAAGCGATTGGCTACCAGAGATCAAAGAAGCACAAGATGCGCTTTATGACATGGCTTTAAGAGGCGTGAACACGGAAAAGTTCTTGTTCCGTGGCCCTGAGATGCAAGCCGTTAACTTGGCTATGGAAATACATGACAAACAACTCGAAAGCTCTATGATTTCAGAGCTTGAAAACATGACAGCTTATGTTGCAGAACAAATTAGATTGAAAAAAGCACGTGCGATAGCGTAAAATATAAACGTATGGCTAGGGTAGCTCCCGAAAAACTGCTTCACCACAGTCTGCCATATGTCTTCATGGTGATGTTTCGAGGTGAAGAAATGACTGCAAGACTAAATATTGTCGGCGAAAGATTTGGCAAACTTAAAGTTATTGAGTTTGCTGGTTGTGCAAAACAGCAATCAATGTGGAAATGCTTATGTGATTGCGGCAATACGATTGTAAGATACGCACAAAGTTTAAAAAAAGGTGGTAGTTGTGGTTGTATGCTTGGAAAAACCAACATCACTCACAATGAGTCATATAGAAAAGGCAAAGGCACATCAAAAGAATATTCCATATGGAATAGCATGATGAATCGGTGCAACAACCCTAACAACAAGTCTTATAAAAGATATGGTGCGCGTGGCATAAAAGTTTGTAGCGACTGGCATACATACGAAAACTTTTTGAAAGACATGGGTAGATGCCCATCAAATGAGTACAGTCTTGATCGTATTGACAATTTAAAAGGCTACTCAAAAGAAAACTGCCGATGGGCGACAGCTAAAGATCAGGCAAGAAATAGAAGCTCAACAATGTATGCAACGGCTTTTAATCAGACAAAAGCCGTTACTGAATGGGCTGAAATTTACGGCATCAAATACTACACACTGCGAAGAAGAATACTTCATGGCATGAATGTTGAAGATGCTTTAACAAAGCCCATTAGACGAGCACGTCAAAGTACGCCAGAGCAAATGCTGCCAGCGTAAAGCCAAGACCGACTGCCAAGGTAATGTCTGCGATTGTTTCTTTGTCCATGATGATTCCTTAAATTTGAATTTCTGTCAGTCTTGTGGGAGTGTTGATCCTGTCCCACTTCTCTAGGTCTTCAGGCCATTGAAGCGCTCTTTCAAGTTCTTCATACTCCTCTATCGTTAGCTTGATGACCTTTGCATCTTTGCTTTTTGTTTCCTCGTCCATTGAGTTCTCCTGTTGTTGATGACTCTATTATCTGCTTATCCACAAAAAAAATCCATTAGGACAAACCCTAATACACAACTCGCCAAAAGTGTGCTAGTGTTGTAAAATGCGGGTAACTGGAGAACACTATGGCTGGTTTGCTTGGTACAGAACTGGAAATCTCAATCGAGATTGAAGAAGCTGAAGAATCAAAATTTGACGAGGCTGAGAACGCCAAGACCGTCAAATACATGGAAGAAACGCAGATGTACGGGCCTAAAGACCCAAGCAAGCCTTCCAGCGATTTCTGGCGTGACCTTGCCAATTACTGGCGCATTGCCCCCGATCAAGCCAAGCGCAAGCTGTGTTCTAACTGCGAATACGGTGATGTAAGCCCCGAAACCAAAGAAATGTATGGTGACGAGGCTGTTTACTGCAAGAAGTTTGAGTTCGTCTGTGGCGAAGGCAAGACTTGCAAGCGTTGGGAACACGGCGAATCTGAAGGAGATTGACATGGGTACTACCAACCAAAAGCAATTTACGCCTAAAGAGGCTAAAAAGGTCGCTGAAGACGCTCGTAAGCAAGCCGAGTCCAAGGGCTGGCAATCAATGGCTTATAAGTTTTCCGCACCGAAAGGCAAGAAATGAAAGGTCTATACGCCAACATTGCTGCCAAACGCGAGCGCATTGAAAAGCAAAAAGCCGCTGGCAAGACCCCTGAAAAGATGCGTAAACCCGGCTCTAAAGGCGCTCCTACTGCTGCCGCCTTCAAAGCTGCTGCCAAGACTGCCAAAAAATGATTAAGCGCGGCAAAGAGCAGTTCTCTGGCTATAACAAGCCAAAGGCTACGCCAAGTCACCCGACCAAAAGCCATGCTGTACTGGCTAAATCTGGTGACGATGTAAAGCTGATTCGCTTTGGTCAACAAGGCGTAAAAGGCTCTCCAGATGGCTCTAAACGCAATGAAGCGTTCAAGGCTCGTCATGCTGAAAACATTGAAAAAGGCAAAATGAGCGCGGCTTGGTGGGCGGCAAAAGTTAAGTGGTGAACAATACCAAATGGTGATACAATCTTTCAAAAGGAGATTGTTATGCCGAATGGAAACTTAAAGCACGAAGTAACTTGCCCGTCTTGTCAAGAAAAGCGTCTTGTGCGATCTGATGTGATTTTAAGGCTCTCAAAGCAAAACAAGCCTCTAATTTGCAAACCCTGCCATAACAGGATGCGATTTGATGATAGAGATCATCCAACCAAAGGAACTGGCGTAAAAAATAACCCTGATCTTTTGAGAACTCGATCAAGTTACTACAAGGCTAAACAAAGATGCAACTTGGGTGCAAAGCATCATCCTTGTTATGAGATGGTTGAGTTTAGATTTGATTCGTTGCAGCAACTGATTGACTGTATTGGTGTCAGGCCAGAAGGTATGACCCTTGACCGCATTGATCCGCTTGGACATTACGAGCCTAATAATGTAAGATGGGCAACAGTGAAAGAGCAAACCAAAAACAGGCTTCCCCGTGGGTACTGGCAAAAACAAGGTTAAATGGTGAACAACATGAAGATGAACAAAAAAGGCGAAGCCAAAATGAGCAAAGTCATGGGTGAATACAAAGACAAGGAATTGCATTCTGGAAAGGGTGGCAAGGTTGTCAAAAGCCGTGACCAAGCTATTGCTATTGCTCTGAGCGAAGCCGCCAAAGCAATGGGCCGTTATAAGAAGTGAGATTGATATGGCTGATTTGATTAATGGCTTGCTTGGGTACATGAAAGACCCAAGACGATCACAGCAAATGCAAGGATTGGCTGGTTTGCTTACCAGTGCTAATGACCGAGCAAGAGCCTTCAATCAGCTAAATCGTGAAGCTACGGACGAGTTTTTGCAGACCAAAGACATTTACGGGCCTAAAGCGCAGCAAGTGGCAAGTGTGCTGGCTAACGCTTACAACCCTGCCGGAATTACGGCTTACCATGCAGGGCCAAATTTATTTAGTAAGTTTGATGTAAAAAGAGCGCCCGACACTGGTTCAGCTTACACACAAGGTGCTTATGCCGCCGCCGCAAGGCGTGAAGCCGAGGGAAAATATCTTCCTAGAGCGCCCCAATGGGAAGAAAAGCTAATGGGTTTGTATAAGCAAGCCGAGAAAAGCAAAGATTATGAATCAATGGAAGTGCTTGAGTCAGCTTTGCTCTACAAGAATCCAAAGCAGTTGCGCCAAGACTTTATTGAAAGTGGCGAATACTCCCCAGAGTTTGCAAAGAAAGCCGAACAAACAATCAAAAAGATTGAGTCGGTTCCTCGTGATAGCTATCTCTATAAGTTAGATATTGCTGACGAGGCTTTGCCAAACTATATGCTTTTTGACAAGCCGTTGTCTCAACAGCCCAAGCAAGTTCAAGAGTACGCAAAAGAACTCGGCATTGCTGGTGACGAATATTTGGGTGGCGACATTGTTGGCAAACTGAGAGCCGCTGGTGTTCCAGAACTTCAAATCCAAGAAACTCTGCGAAAGCGAGGAATTCCCGGTTTGATATATGATTCACCAGATGTTCCGGGATCAATCAACTATGTGACTTACGATCCAGATTTGATTAAGATTCTTGAAATCAACGATATGCCAGCGTCAGGTCTTCTAGGCCAGTAACAACCCCGCTGATGTGAGTCAGCACTAACTTGACCAACCTACGGGAGTCAAACCATGAATAAACAAACTCAAAATAGCAGAGGCCGCCCCAAGGGATCACCCAATAGGGCTACGGCTGACGTAAGGGCCGCTATAGCCGCTTTTGCAGAGGGCAATGCCCATAAGCTACAAGATTGGCTAGATCGCGTTGCAGAGGGTTCTGAGGGCACTAAGCCTGATCCAGCCAAAGCCGCTGATTTGTATCTCAGGGCTATTGAGTACCACATCCCCAAGTTGGCTAGAACAGAAGTCACTGGTCAAGATGGTGGGCCAGTAGAGATTTCAGCCATTCAGATCAAGCTGGTCAAGCCGAATGAATCTTGAACTAGATTTCCCTGAAAAACTGGGATTTCTGTTTGAGCCTCACCGATACAAGATTCTCTATGGTGGGCGTGGTTCTGCCAAGTCTTGGTCGGTTGCTCGGGCTTTGATCGCTATTGCTGTTCAGAAGCCAACACGAATCCTTTGCGCCCGTGAGTTGCAAAACTCTATATCTGACTCTGTGATTGCTCTATTGGGCGACCAGATCAAGGCTATGGGGCTTGAGTCTTTCTTTGATGTTCAGCGTACAGCTATCTACGGAAAGAACGGCTCTGAGTTCAGCTTTGCGGGTCTAAAGCACAATGTCACCTCGATCAAGTCGTTTGAAGGTGTAGACATTTGCTGGATTGAAGAGGGCCAAGCAGTCTCTAAAGTTTCTTGGGAAACCCTGATTCCTACCATTCGTAAGCCTGACTCCGAGATTTGGGTGACATTCAACCCTGACTTGGACACAGACGAGACTTACAAGCGTTTCGTGGTCAACCCTCCAGAAACAGCCAAGATCGTCAAGATGAACTGGTCTGACAATCCTTGGTTCCCCCAAGTGCTTAAAGACGAACTAGAGCATTTGAAGGCCAAGAACATTGATTCTTACCTGAATGTATGGGAAGGGCATACACGCCAGATGCTTGATGGTGCTGTGTACGCCAATGAACTGCGTAAGGCTCAAGAAGACGGGCGAATCCGTGAACTGATTATTGACAAGTCAATCCCTGTTCAGACCTTTTGGGACTTGGGATGGGCTGACATGACCTCGATTTGGTTTGTTCAGGTCATTGCTGGCGGTGAAGTCCGAGTCATTGACTTCTACCAAAACTGCCAGAAAACCATCGACCACTACGCCCAAGTTCTTCAGGACAAGGGCTATATCTACAAGGATTGGTGGTTGCCTCATGATGCTGAGAACAAGAATATGACCGGGAAATCAGTCAAAGACATTCTTGAAGGCATGGGGAAACCTATTAGGATTACGCCTAAACTGTCCGTGGCTGACGGGATTAACGCTGCCCGTACCCTGATGGGACGGTGCTTTATTGACGAGACAAGGTGCGCTGATGGCTTGCAGAACTTGCGACATTACCGCTACGATGTTGACCCGAACACCAAGATGTTCAGCAACAAACCTTTACACGACCAGCACAGCCATGCCGCTGATGCTTGGCGTTATGTGGCAGTAGGTCTTGATGAAAATATCGGGACTTGGGGCAAATCTATCAACGTAATTCCGAAATGGGTGGTCTAAATGTTCATGATGCGACAAGGCGATATTACTAACGCAAAACGGGTTGACGAACTGGAAAAGCGCATTGAAATGCTTGAAACTGTGGTAAAAGCGTTACAATTGCCAGAACGCCCAAAGGTCGGGCGACCAGCAAAGGTCAAAGATGAGCCATCCTCGCAACAGGAAAGAAGCTGAAGTCTTAGGGCTGAAAACTTACTTTACTGGCAAGCCATGCAAGCGCGGGGAGATTGCTTTTCGCAGACTTAATGGTGACTGTCTATGCGATAAATGCGCTATTGCGTTAAAACAAATCAAGGCTGACTATGCCAAAGCAAATAGTCATAAACGCGAAGAATGGGCTTTAAAAAACCCTGAAAAGATGAAAGCCTACAAACAGGCTTATCAAGAAAAGAACAAGACTGAACAAGCAGAACGAATCCGCACATGGAAACGTAATAATCCAGAGAAAATTCTGGCTGACTTCCATAAGCGCAGAGCATCAAAAATTCAGGCAACCCCGGTTTGGTATAGTGAATTTGACGCATTTGTCATGCACGAAGCCTTAAAACTTGCGAGGTTGCGTCAATCAATCACTGGGGTAAAATGGCACGTAGACCACATGATTCCTTTGCAATCTAAGGAAGCAAGTGGGTTTCACTGCGCCAGCAACATTCAAGTTATCCCTGAGTGCATGAATGTTTCAAAGGCAAACAGAATGATGTATTCTGAACGTAACGAATGGTTGGCACATCTATGACAAATAGCAATTCACTTAAAGCTGCGCTTCAGGCTGCTATAGACGACTCTATTGGCTTCATTGAATCGGAGACGGTTGAGCAACGGAAACAGGCTTTACAGGCTTATTTGCGACAGCCATATGGGACAGAAATTGAGGGTAAATCCTCAATCGTTACTGGCGAAGTTGCAGAAGCTATTGATGGTGCTTTACCCGCACTGATTCGCATCTTTACTGGCTCAGACCAGATTGTTGTTGCTGACCCTGTTGGCCCCGGTGATGAAGCTGGCGCAAAGCAAGCAACTGATTATCTGAATCACATCTTCCTGAAAGACAATCCGGGCGTGATAATCATGCACGATTGGTTCTTTGACGCTTTGTTGCAAAAGAACGGCATTGTGAAAGCTGTTTGGGAAGACAAGGAAGATGTAACAAAAGAAACCTACGAAGGTTTGTCTGATGACGAACTGGCAATGTTGTTGCAAGACAAGAGCATTGAAGTTGTTGAGCAAGACACTGTTACCAATCCTATTCTCGACCCAATGGGCAATCCTGTCTTTGATGAGATGGGCGTAGCCGCTACTTATGGTGTTCACGATGTAACCATCAAGAAGACAGAGAAGTCAGGCAAGGTTAAGATTTCCAATGTGCCTCCTGAAGAATTCCTGATTGCCAAGGCTGGTCGCACTGTCAAGGATTCCCCATTCGTTGCCCACCGCCGAATGATTACCCGTAGCGAACTGATCGCAATGGGTTTTGACGAAGACATTGTTAACAGTCTGCCAGTGGGTGATGCTCTGGCCTACACCCCTGAACGGGTTGCTCGTTACTCTCCCGGCGAACAGCCTTATGACGATCAGCCAAACGATTCTTCAATGCAAGAAGTTGAAGTCTTTGAGTGCTACATTTACTACGATGCTGACGAAGACGGTATTGCTGAACTGCACCAAGTCTTTTACTCTGGCAAAGACATTCTGAGTGACGAAGAAACGGACTATGTGCCTTTCTACTCTGTCTGCCCTCTGCCAATCCCACACAAGTTCTTTGGCAACTCGTTGGCTGACCGCACTGTTGACTTGCAACTGATTAAGACAACAGTTACTCGTCAGATGCTTGACAATATGTATCTGACCAACAACAGCCGAGTGACCGCTGTTGAAGGCCAAGTTAACCTTGATGACTTGCTGACCTCTACCGCTGGTGGCGTGATCCGCACAAAGTCCCAAGGCGCTGTCCAGCAATTGACTGTTCAGAACATGGCTAATCAGTCGTTCCCAATGTTGCAATACTTGGATTCTGTCCAAGCAAAGCGCACTGGCGTTACTGAGTTGTCGCAGGGTCTTGACCCCAACATCTTGCAGAACGTGACTGCCGCTGCCGTAGCCTCAATGCAACAAGCTGGCGCTGGCAAGATTGAACTGATTGCCCGAATCTTTGCTGAATCTGGTGTCAAAGAGTTGTTTGAGGGCATCATGCACTTGGTCAGCAAGTACCAGCAGAAAGAACGAATCATTCGTTTGCGCGGCACTTATGTGACCATTGACCCTCGTACATGGGCCAACAAGTTTGACATTTCTATCAATGTCGGCTTGGGTAACGGCAACCGTGACCAGCAAATGGCTATGCTAAACATGGTCTTGGCTAAACAAGAACAGATGATTGCTCAGTACGGGCCAGCTAACCCTCTGGTTTCGCTTGGTCAATATCGTGGAACTTTGGGTCGTATGGTTGAGGCTGCTGGCTTTAAGGATTCTGCTGAGTTCTTCAAGCCTATCAGCGCAGAGCAAGACCAGCAACTGTCTAACCCACCTCCACAACAGCAGCAAATGCCTCCTGAAGTTCAGGCTTTGATGGCTAAGACACAGGCAGACATTCAGGCTCAACAGGCTAAATTCCAAGCTGATATGCAAATGCAACAGCAAAAGATGCAGTCCGAAATGGAGTTTGAACGCCAGAAGGCCGCACTTGAGTTGCAACTTCAACGCGAGAAAGCCGCTGCTGAGATTCAACTGATGCGCGAGAAAGAAGCCTCAAAACTTCAGATTGAGCGTGAAAAGATGAATATGCACTTTGCTATGAAACAGCAAGAGTTCGAAGCAGAGGCACAACTGAAGGCCATGAAAGTGGGCGCTGGTATCACATCTAACGTGGAGATTCCCGGATGATTGACGAAGCAGAACAACAAGAAGTTGTCAGGATCGCCACTGATTACTTCTTGCAAGAACTAGGCTCCGAAAAGGCGGCAAGTGATGCAATGGGCAAACTTGCAACGCTGGTTCAACAAAAAGGCGCAAAGCTGGTTCATATTGGAAATGTTCTGTTTCTGGTCATTGTTCGCGGAAAAAATGTCGTTGAAGTTCACACAATTGGCAATGAGCCAAACCCACGTGATCTGGCAAAAGACTTTGTTGATTTGGTGAACTACTTGAAGAACATAAAAGTTAAGGTTGCTTACACCTACAGCGAAGACAACAAGTTTGATCGCTTGGCAAAGATGACGGGTTTGCCTGTAAAGAAGAAGCAAGCTGAAGTTGACGGCAAGACTGTCAATGTTTACATCATGGAGTTTTAAATGCCAGCAATTCCAATTATTGCCGCTGTCTCTGGTGCTTCTGCTGCTATTGGTTCTGCCGCAGCAGCCGCTGTTGGTCTTGGTACTGTTGGAACTGTAGCCGCTACAGCCATTGGAACAGGCATTATTGCTGGTGGCATGACTGCCATTCAGGGTGGTGACGTTAGTGATGTTCTTGAATCTGCTGTCGTTGGTGGCGTTACCTCATTCGTTGGTGGTACTGTTGCTGGCGCTGTTGGCAATGTCGTTGCAGAAGCTACTGGTAGTGAGATCGCCGCATCTGCCGCAGCTAATGCCGCAAGGACTTTGGTAACTGGTGGGGATACAGAAGATGTACTTACTAGCGGCTTACTCGGTGGTGTTGGTGCAGGAATTAGCCAACTTGAGCAGGACTTGCGCCAAGAGGAATTTGACTCGCAAATGACTGAGAGTGGTCTTGCTGGTCAGACTGCTGTTGAAGATACAGTCGCTGTTGAGCAAGCATCTCCGTCTATTGACCAGATACTGCAAGAGATTCAGGCAACATCTACGATGCCTATGGAGCCTGCACCAGTGGATAACTCTGCTGCACTAGCGGCTTTGGGTGTTGCAAAGACTGTCGCACCAATGGCTATTAATGCGCTTGCCGCTGATGCCGCAATGCCTGATGAACAGCAAAGCACTGGATTTGAGATTGTCCCTGTCCCTACAGATTGGACTGCTCCTGTTTACAGCCAGCAGTTCACGCCTTCTGCGCCTATTGACTTTGGCTCAGTTGATTTGCTTCAGGGGACGCAATGGGGCCAACAAGCGCAACCAATGGGCATTTCAGCCTTGATGAATGTGCTGAACAGCCAAAGCAACTTTGACCAGCCTATTGGCAACCTGAACGATGTTCCAGTGTCAATCAATGACATTATTGCCAACATCGGAAAAGAGCAGTACGCGCCATTTGATATGAATCAGCAGATTGGTCAAATGGATGGTTCGCCAGTATCTTTAGCAAGCATCATTGCGGGAATTCAAAGTCAATATGGATAAAAAACGACAGGCTGAGTGGGCCAACAATCTGCTGAAAGACGACTTTTTCATAAAAGTTATGGATGATTTGAAAAATCAGCAGATTAGTGTGATAATTAACACAAATCGAGATGAGGTTGACGAGCGTGAAGCCGCTTATAGCCACATCAAGACGCTTGATCTGTTTCTTGGACACTTGCAAGGCATAGCCGCAGAAACCAAGATTCAAGATAAAAAGTGGAAGATTCTGTGAGGAAACTCACCCGCAGTCCAGACGGTTTCTGGCGATAAACGAGACTAAACATGGAAAACACCAACCCGCAAGGGAGTGAAAGCCTAAACGTAAACCAAGCCGCTAATGCGTTTATGGGTTTGATGGGTGATGACAACGGAGCCGAAGAATGCCAACCAGAGGAATCCACCGAAGAACTTGAAGCGACTAGTGAGGTTGAATCTGAGGAAGCTGAGTATTCAGAAGAATCAGAGCCTGTAGAGGAAGTAAAACCCCGATACAAGGCAAAAGTCGGTGGTGAGGAAGTTGAGGTTGAACTTGACGAACTTATCAACGGCTATCAGCGTAGCAAGGATTACACCCAAAAGTCTCAGGCTCTGGCTGAACAGCGCAAGGCAATTGAAGCCGAACGCCAACATCTTGAGCAAGTGAAACAAGAGCGACAAGCATACGCCCAGAAACTACAGGCTTTGGATAGCTTCCTGAGTCAGCAGAATAAGGGTGAGGACTTAGAAGTTTTGAAAGAAACAGACCCAATCGGCTATGCCGTGAAGGTAGCGGAACAGAGTCAGCGAGAGAAACAGTTAGCAGTAGTTCGTGCCGAACAGCAACGCATTGCCCAACAGCAACAAGCCGAGCACCAGCAGTCACTGCAAAACCACCTCAAGTCTGAAGCTGAAAAGCTAGCGTCTGTTATCCCAGAACTGGCAACGCCAAAAGGTGACGCGATTCGGAAAGAAATCCGTGAATACGCTAAATCTGTTGGCTGGTCAGATCAGGAACTCGCCTCAGTGTATGACCATCGCGCTGTGCTGACTTTGTATAAAGCAATGAAGTTTGAGCAACTTCAAAAGGGTAAGCCAGAGACTTTGAAGAAAGTCCAGCAAGCCCCAAAGATGCTCAAACCCGGAACTTCAACGCCAAATGCTAAGTCGTCACAAGAAAAACAAGCTATGCAACGGTTGCGTCAAACTGGCAAAGTCCGTGATGCCGCTGCTGCATTTGAACGATTCCTTTAAATTTTTGGAGCATTAAAAATGGCAACCTACCAGACATATACCGCTATCGGTATGCGCGAAGACCTCTCTGATGTTATCTATAACATCAGCCCCACCGACACTCCTTTCATGTCGTCTATCGGCAAGACAAAGGCAACCGCTACTTATCACGAGTGGCAAACTGACTCTTTGGCTGCTGCCGCCTTGGGTGGTGCAGTTGAAGGCGCTGATGCCTCGACCATCACCGCATCGCCAACAACCCGTATCGGCAACCGCACTCAGATTTTCACTAAGTCTGTTGCTGTGGCTGGCACTTTGGAAGCTGTTGACAAAGCTGGTCGTAAGTCTGAAAAGGCTTACCAATTGGCTAAAGTCTCGGCTGAACTGAAGCGCAACATCGAGTTGACCCTGTTGTCCAACCAAGTGTCTTCCGCTGGTGACTCCAGCACTGCTCGCACTTTGGGCGGTCTGCAAGCATGGTTGAACAGCAACTATGACGGCGGCACTTCTGGTGTGGCTGGCTCTGCTGGTACTACTGCTCGTACAGACGGTACTGATCGCACTTTTACTGAGACAATCTTGAAGACTGTGATCGCTGAAGTCTATACCGCTGGCGGTGTTCCTAAAGTCTTGATGGTTAACCCCACTCACAAGCAAACCGTGTCGGCTTTCGCTGGTATCGCTGCACAGCGTTACATGGCTCCTTCCAACGAGCCAACCACCATCATCGGCGCTGCTGATGTGTACATGAGCGACTTTGGCACTATCTCGGTTGTGCCTAACCGCTTCATGAACAGCACCAACGCTGGTGACGAGACTGCTTTCATTGTCGACCCCGACATGGCTGCTGTGGCCTACTTGCGTCCCTTCCAAACCATTGAATTGGCTAAGACAGGCGACAGCGAGAAGACCCAACTGTTGGCTGAACTGACATTGGAAGTGAAAAACCAAGCTGCTCACGGCATCGTGGCTGACTTGAGCTAATCTAACGAAAGTTAGTCAAAGCCTCCCTTGGGCAACCTTGGGGGGCTTTTTTCTTTATCACGCCAATGATAGAATTGCAATCATGGAAAACCCTACATTTCGCAAATCTGTTGCTCACGCTGATGGTGAAGGCGGCTTGGTCATTCAAACTGCCCAAGATGTGACTGCCATTGTTGAGCGCAATAAAAAAGAGTTCAACAGCTATGACGAACGGGCCAAGTGGTCTGACGAGTTGTATGGCAACAAAGTAGCGTCTATTCCAATGACTGCAATTGACGACTTGAATCATCAAGGCATCATGCGTGGGTTTCATGTGATTGATAACGCTCGATTTGCGATGTGGTTGAACAACC